CCTACATATCTAGCACCAGAAATAAATATTTCATTGCCATCTATTCCAGATGGTAGATTTGTTCCAATAAAGTTAAGAATACCAGATTGATAATCAAAGAACCATTCATCGTTATTACCAGAACCTGCCGCAAATACTTGTGTACCAGTTGTTTGTGGATTCGCTGTTCCTGTAGGAGCAATATAAACTTTAACTTGATAAGTTGAACCAAATTGTGGTGGAATCCAATTATTAACACCAGTATTCCATGTTCTATTTGGTGAAGCAGTAGTATCTTCGGTTGTTTCAACAGTTGATGAACCATTCCCTGTGTCATCATATACAGTGATTATAGAATTGCTTGCAGTAGGAATTAGACTTGGAATTTGATATGCATCTGTCCAAAGGTCAGATCCGCTTAAAAGTAGCGGGCTCGGATTAGCTTCGTTTGTAGCATTTTTAATAGCATTCGTATCTGTTTTCGTTGCTCCGTAACCGAGCTTTTTCCACAGAAAGTCTAACTTTTGATTGTCACTTATTGACATATTCGATCCTTATGAAATACTCAAAGATGTTATTTGTTGGTTAGCAGACAGCGCAATTCTTATAAGTGCAACATTATTAGTAGCGTTTGTAAGATTTTCAGTCCCTAGTGTCATAGTATAAGTGCCGCTCAAAGCAGTATTTGAAAGAATACGATCTGATCCAGTAGATGCACATCCATTACTTCCGTTTCCGCCATTACCAGTATCAGCTCCGGGTACACCAGAGCCATTGTATTGAGTTGAACATTCAAGCCATCCATTAAGAGTGCTAGAATTATCAATTTGTGTTCCAGGTGCAGCTATAAAAATTCCTTCAACTCCTGTTGTACTGGTTAAATTAATATTAAAGTTTGATACGACGGTTCTTCTAAACGCAAAAGTAAAGTATTGTGTTCCAGTATCTCCAGATCTATTAGGACCAGTAGGTAAATAATCAACACTATAGTTTGTTAAATCGTGTTGTAAAATACCAAAACTTAACGTAGCTTCCTGTGTACCTTCGACTCCTGGATCAGTGGCTTCACTATAAACATTATTAGTATAAAAATTAGTTGAACTTGTATAACTAGGAGTATTTATAACTTCAGAACTGAAGTCAAAAACACGAATTCCATCGTCATTAAATCCAGATCCTAAATTATTATCAACATCAATTGCTATTTCACTTATACCCTGCTGTGATGTAGTATGGACTAAAATATTTTCTGGCATTTCTCTAAAAGCACTCCAACCATTTGGATTTCTTACTCTTGCTTTAAGTTTACGCATGGAGTGAATTTGTGAAGTATTTGTTATTTGAACCGCAACACTGCCTAAAGCATATGAAGATGAGGTACCAACATTAGCTGTAGGTACACCTCCAGATAAGAAAGTTGAAGCGCCATCTATTTGATCGTATCTATAATATTGATCTTGAATAATAGCATCTCCACTTCCAAAAACAATTGAACCAGAAGAAACTTGGAAAGGACTTGTGGTTTGCTGATATGTTTGACCAATGAAATTATCAACATTTAAAGCAGAAACATTTAAAGAAGCACCATCATCATAATGAGGAATACCACTTATATACTTGTAAGTTCCAGGATTATTTTCTGTAACAGCACCAGCAGTTAATGTTGGTACGCTATTATTATCATCTTTGACAAAAAATACTTTATTTGTTGAACCAGTTTGAGAATGAGTAATAGTGTAACTATTTAAACCAGTAGGAAGTAATGTAGCATTTTTAGATACTTTAGCTTTAAATCCTTGATATAAACCCGGATGATAAATGCTAGTATCAAATGACGTAGACTGACCAGCCGCATCAAATAAATTATAGTCAACATTATCAGATACAACTAAACTATTATATGTTCCATCTTGATTAGCAGATGTAAAAGTAACAGAACCATCAATTGAATTATTAATAACTGAAGTTAAAACACCAGAATTTCCACTATGTGCAATTCCAGAAGATGTTATAGTTGTTTCGACATCACCTGAAGATTGTGTAACTCTATCAACAGCATTACTTGAAGTAGGGCCACCACCAATAGTGTTATCCGTAAATCCTACCGCAAGTCTTGGATCAGTACCAACACTACCCGTAAATGCTATACTTTTCGTGCTTAAACCTTGAGGTGCAGCAATATTTGGATCATAAACTTTTAATTGAGTAGTTGCAGTTTCTGGTATTAACGTAGGATCGGCTGTAGTGTGAGTTACTAAGGAAAGTGTTAAAGTATCTTTGCCAGTACCTGTAGTACTACCAGCTGGCCAAGTATGAGATAATCTTCCACCTAATGCACCACCGGCACCAGAATTGTTTGTAATATTTTCTAAAGCAGTTCCATCGCCCCAGTCCATAGTATATTCAACTGTAGCAGCACCATTCTTATCTGATACGTTTGTATTTGTTGTTAAATTATTTAACCATAAATCCTGCCCTTCAATAGCATATAAATCATTTCCTGTTAGTGCAAGAAAGTTTGATGGTTCTTGTCTATGAAGAGTAAACTGTGCATCTGGATCTGGAGTGTATATTGTAATGTAATCTGTGTTTGTTCTTGTTGCTTCACTACCTGTTCCAACACCATCAGTATGCCATGCTCTTACTGTAACTGTAGCAGGACTTGATAAAGGATCTAAATATTGGTGAGTAGGATTAGTTGCAGTGACTGCAGAATCTATAGTACCGTCACCCCAGTCAATATCATATCTATTTGGAGTACCATCATTTGTTACTGTCATTGTTGCAGTAAATCCTGCACCAGCGGCAGTTGGAGAAGTAACAAAAGTAAGGTCTCTACAGAAAGCATTATTTCTTACGTTATTAATTGCTTCATTTAAGCCATCAAGAACATCTGTAACTCTATTATCATCATTAAAATGTTTATATGCTCCGTCGTCCCATACTCCATCAAGAGGAGTACCAGCTTTTACATTATCTGTATATACTTTTGTGACAAGAGATTGTGAACTATCTGGAGAATAACTAGCAGCAGCAACTAATTGACCAGAATCTGTAATAGAAAAACGTTGAGTTCCAGCAGTATAAAATTGTAATGTGTCGTTATCAGTGCCTGGTGCTAACTCTGCAATAATATATGTATCTTGGTCTACGTCTTTTACACCGCCAAGACCACTCCATACGTTTCCATCATAGCCTTCAAATGTAGTATCTTGAGTATTAAAACGAATAGAACCTTGAATATTATCAGGTCTTTGAGCACTAGTTCCTGTAGGAACTATAAATTCATTATTGAGTTTTAGATAATCAAGATCACGACTATCACCTGTCAATAAAAATCTTAATGATTGTGTAATACCAGCTGAATCTGGTTCAAGTGCTGTTAAATATTCACCGCCAATTTTTGCAATTCTTGGGGCTGTACCTGCTGAATCAATTGGAGCGCCAACACCAATAAAAAGTGCTCTTGAAGAGTCCAATGAAGAATAAGCTAATTCACCAGTTTTAAGGGTAGTTGGTGCTGCTTGTGTAGCAGATCTTTTTATTCTAATGGTGCTGAAAGTTGCCATACTAGATCAAACCTTGATAAATTCTGAATTAATAGTATTTATATACTTTTTAGAATGTATCTCCCCCATCTAGTTCTTGGCTTTCATATTTTTCTGTAACTGAATTAAAAACTAAAACGTGTCCATTTGCTAAACCTAAAAGTGCAGGATCTCCTGTTTCTGTTTCTGAAACATCAACATCGATAATATCTGCTAATCTAGCACGAAGTTGAACACGCTTGGTTGTAAAAATCGGAGTTCCTACAGTAATCTTTTTTACGATTGTTCTATTCGATACTAATTTTATACCAGACATTTTTATACCTCTACGTTACTGAAGGCGTAACTTGGATGTTACCTTCTAAAATTCTTTCAACAACAAGATCACCTTCAGCTGAGTCAAGTCTTGAAATTTCAACATCATAAACATATCTACCCGGTTTTAATGCATCGGTTTGAGTATTTGATAAAGATAGATGAATTACATAATCTAAATTATCAGGATCAACCGTTGTAGCAAAAAATGCGGTTGCATCAGAATCTTTTGTATTATATGTTTTTTTCATTTTTGCATTAACATTATAAATGGGAATAAAAGACCCATCAGAATCTTGTGTATTCATCTGTTTAGGTGAACCATCAGTATTATATAAATCTAAACGAATAGTTACATCTGATCCTTTATCAATTGTTATATCTTCGTACTGTGCCATTTTCTTTTCCTATTAAACAAGTCTAATATTTGCAACAAATAAATCACCACTAGACGATGAATTGCCATCATTATCAAATATTCTAAATAAAAATACTGGTGTATACTTACCAGCCACAGCAATTGGTACTGTTACAGTATCCCAACCGGGATTGCTTCCACCAGATAAATCTGAAACTTGATCAAGTATAATTTGATGATCACCATTATCTCTTTGTAGATACACTAAAGTAGCTCCTCTATCATTTCCAGACACAATTGTTCTATAATCAAATTGGAATGACATTGATGTATCTAAATCTAACCAAGTATCTGCTGTCATAACTGGGCCACTTGTTATATCATATGCAGCATTACACGTCTGCGATATCTTTGCTAAATTCACCATATTTACGGTGGCGTCAGTGGGAGGACCTCCAGGACCAATTCCTGTAGCAAGACTCGTTCCGGTAGAATTAATGAATTGCATATTCATACTATTCGGAGCTGGTGCACCATATAAATCACCACCTGAAACATTACCATATATTGATGAAGAAGGATTCGGTGTTGGTGAGTTTGGTAATTGATATTGTACAAATTGGCTTGGGTTAGTTGGATCAGTATGAAAAATAGTATCAGTATAACCTGCTGCATAAGGCCCATACCCAGTATTTGTTGGATTTCCAGTTAGAACATCGTCTAAATCGAATCTCCATCCACTAATAGCTCTTATTACACCAACACTTGTAGTATATGCAGTTGAACTAAAGTCATGATTAGTCCATCCATCACTTGTATCTGATAACACATTAGCTACGATTTGAGTATAATCTAATGTTCCTATTGGTGAAGTATTAGAAAGTCCTGGAAGTTTTATTCTTAGTGCAATATCACCTTCAGCCTTTAAATCATTTTTAAAGCTGATGGATATTGCTACATTACCTACAGACACAACTGTTACTAAACCAGTTAATGTGTTTCCTATTCTGCCCGTCATAGATACAACATCATCAGCAGTAAAATCGGGATCAGAAGTGCCAGTATTAGGTTCTAATTCATAATATATTTTTTTCCCTATTGGGATATGACCTGTATCTAAATCTATTGAAATAAGGGTTCTTGATACTTCATCTTCTTGGTGATTAGAAATATCAGGTGTACTAAAAACTAAATTTGATAATGAGTAACTACTTTGAAAACTCTGTAATGATATTTCACCTGAGGATGGAACATCAAGAATGCACGTAAAATAGTTATTGTTTTCTGGTACGTATACACCACCCGTATATAAATCAGCAAATGATATGGGCTGATTATTACCAACATCTAAACTACTTCTAAAATCGTCAAATGAAAACTGAGTTCCTTGTGTGGTTGGAAAGAGACTATAATCTGGCATGTTACCCTATCTCATCTTATCTTTTAAGTCTTCAACCTCAGCTTTTAACTCTTTTACAGCTTCTACAAGTAGCCCTACCATGTTTGCATAGTGTAAAGCTTTATTTCCTTGTGGAGTTTCATATACAGCTTCAGGTAAAACTTTTTCTACTTCCTGCGCAACAAGACCGGGCATACGAATATCACTTCCAATATAATTAAACGTATATCCATTTAGTTCCATTATTTTATCAACTGGATCGTGAATAATTTCTAAATTTTCTTTTAATGTTATGTCTGAGAAGTTAGCAAAACCTGTAATATTACCAGATACAAATAATTCACCGGTAATATAATAGTCCCCAACCATTGAATCACCACCAGCATTTTGAACAAAGGATGCAGTTGAAGCACCTCTTGCTTGAACATAAGATGAATCAATAACAGTAGCCAAATCAACTGGTGTTACAGTTGCGCCGTGACCATATGTATCAAACGTAATACTTTGTAAAACATTAGTGCCAGTATTTGTTGAATTGGATAATCCACCAGCAGTTGGGTGTGAAATATAAATTGGGCCACTACCCGGAGTAATTTGGCCACCACCAGATAAACCGGTACCAGCGAATACACCAACAGAATCTAAGAACGTTAATGAGCCATCTGATTCAATAATGTTCGTAATATGTCCAGCGCCATCAATTTCTAAATTACGAATAATATTTGTAGTACCAACACTAGAGGTTGAACTTGCTGAACTTGCGCTATGATTAATTGTAATCGTATCATTAGCACTATCTAAAATACCATTTGATAAACTATCAAGACCTAAGCCAGCATTTATAGTAAAAGGAAAAAATAGTGCATTATTACTATCAATAGCATTATTAAGTTGAGTCACAGTAGCAAGATTATTTCCTCCAGTTTGGACATAATTGGCAAAGTCCAAAACATTAACGCGTGAGGAAGCCATTGCTGTTCCACCCACATTAGAAATAATAAGATAGTCGTTTGAATCTATGTCAGATTGTTGTATTGGACTTAAATCTAATATTCTTACCATTGCTTTTCTTTCTTATAGAGCTGTTGCATTTCCAACTGTGTCGACATCTTCATCCGCATCAGTTCCATACCAAACTAAACCTAATTTTATTGACCAGTTGTTAACACTCGCGATGAAACCATTTCCACCTGTTCTATTAACAAATTCGCCTAGTCCATTATTACCTACAGTTATGTGTACTCTACTTGCACTAGTATCCCATACTGCCATCATACCTTCATCACCGCCTGATGCATCATTATACGCAGCTGAGGTATAAATTTCATCACCAACACTATAACCACCTTGAGCAGATTTACAAACTAGTCTTGCATGAATAGCATCTGGTTTTCTTGATATGCCAGTAGGAAAGTTTGATGCATTCCAATAATAAGAAGCACTATTTGCCGCAGTAACTACATTTACTTCTTGTCTATAGACTTTAGTTGATCCAGTAAGATCAGCTGGAGAAAAACTAAATACACCAGTTCCATTATTATAAGCTAGTGTACCACCACCAGAAGCAGATCCTGTTGAAACCGAAAGATCACTAAGAGCAATACCAGAATCTTCATCTACTCTTGCATTAATATATGCAGAATCAATGGCTCCTTGTGTAAGACTGATTGAAGTTGCCGAATCTACACCTAAAGCAAGATTTAAACCCCCAAGATTAACTCTAAATTGTCCAGTCGCACTATTATAATCAAGTGTTGAATCGCCCGGATATGTTCCTATCGCACCATACACTCTTTGATTTGTATAATAAAGATTTGTAGAACCTTCTTGAAGATCATCGGTTGTGTTATTTGGAAACTCTTGATCAAAATAGCCAACTGGCATTCTAGCAGAATCAAGAACACCCGTAATAATTTTACAAGCATCAAGCCCAGGAATCCGTTGATCATTAAATACACCTGTTCCAGTTTTACTTGCATCTAATGTAGGAATATCGGAATCTGTAATTGTATTGGATTGGAAAGAAAATACGCCGGTTGCTGCATTATATGACATAGATGCATGTAATGCATTATTACTGGCGTTTAATGATACACTATTACGAATGTATGTTTGAGTTGTTCTTCCATTAATTTCATTTAAAGCCTGAACAAGATCAGTAGTCACCGGAGTTGTTAAATTATCCGGATCTCCAACATTACTTGAGATGAGATTTGTTTTTTGTCTCCAAGTCTCAAATGTATCTGTCAAATTAACTGTAGGTTTTCTGGCCATTTTTATACCATCTCTAAATTTTTAATTAATACTATTTATACAAATTATCAGACACTAGAAAAAGAATACTGCAACTACACCGCCTGAACCAGAACCTGAAGTAGTAGAAGAAGCACCTCCACCACCACCAAAGTTTCCTCCATTTGCGCCAGTGCCAGCGCCATAACCACATAATACTTTTCCATTTGATCGTACTAAACTTGATGAAGTAGTAAACGTAGAAAGCACTAAACTGGTTTGAGAAACAGAAGCATTAGGTCCACCCGCAGGTCCACCTGCAGTTTGTTGCCCAACACCCGCTCCTGAAGCATTACCACCATCTATATTATAATTACCACCAGACGCAGATCCACCATTTGCTGGAGCATCACCCGTATTAGCACCACCTAATC